GTTGTTCAAAAATATTTCAAATGCTACACCAGTACTACTCAGATTATAAACAAATACCAACGGTCACAGAATTAGTAGCTCAAATAAGAAATGTACCTAATTCTGAGCTTAGAAAACTTATCGTAGATGATCTTCAACAAATATCAAAGACTGAGCTTGTTGAAAATACAGAGTTTATGATTAAAGAAACCGTTGATTTTTGTAAAAATGCTATTTTCATGGAAGCATTGATTATAGGTTCTGATGCTGTATCTGAGAAGAACCAGGATAAAATTCTTAAGTCTAAGCAACTGATGGAAGAGATGTCAAAGGTTTCTATTGATGCTGATCTTGGGCTTGATTACAATAACATTGAAGCTATGATTGAATACTACCAGAACAGATTAATAGGTATTCTATCACAACATGAGCAATTAAATAAAAGACTGGGTACTGGATTTTTACCTGGTACTTTGAGTATTATCATGGCTGCATCAGGTATAGGTAAATCATTGTTAACGGGCGACTTAATTTCAGGTGTTCTTAAGAGTGGCAAGAATGCATTGTATATCTCGATGGAAATGCAAGATAAAGAAATTATGAAAAGAATCCATGCCAACGTACTATCATTACCAATTAATAAACTTAACAGTATATCACCAGACGCAATTAGAGTAGCATTTGAAAATAATAAGACGGATGGGAGATTATTCGTTAAAGATTATCCTAACGGAACATTTAGGCCTTTAATGTTGGATGCTTTATTGGATAACTATAAAATTGAACTAGGTATTGAATTTGATATTGTCTATCTTGACTACCTTGGTATTATGAAATCCGATTTAATAACACCAAATGCTGGGTTGTATAGTTACGTTAAGAGTATCGTTGAAGAAACAAGAAGTATAGCTAAAAAAAGACAGATACCAATAATATCAGCTAGTCAGTTAAATAGATCTGCAACTGGTAATAACTTAGATATAGCTAATGTTAGTAACGAAAGTGTAAGTGATTCTATAGGTACGGTCCAGACTGCGGACTTTATTATGTTCTTGTTGCAAACACCCGCTATGAAAGCAGCTGGGTTAATGACTTGTAAAGTTACAAAAAACAGATTCAATGGTAGAACAGATTTCTGGGATATGAATATAGATTATGAACATATGAAATTTAGAGATGCTATTGTTAATGGTGCTATGGATGAAAAGGATATTAGTAAAGAATTAGCTGCTATTATGGCTGAGGACATGAAAAAAATAAAAGCACATGATAACGCTCTCGGTAGTGATTTTGCACCTAGTACCACAGTGGCTGATGATTTTGATGTTTCTAAGTTCTTAGGTTTATAAATACTCAAAAATAGACTGAGGAATATCATGAAATTCAAAGCATTTTTAGAGGATATTGAAGCCCAAGAAGGTGAAGAAATTAGAAATTATATTGATGATATTAGAAATATATTATCAGAATTAGACCAAGAGGATTTGAATGATTTTGGTGTATGGTTATACTCCGAGGTTATAGACCCAGATGACTCCGAGGACTCTGATGATGAAGAAATTGAAGATGATTCTGATGAAGATGATGAAGAAATTGAAGATTTTGATATAGATGAAATTATGGAATTAATCAATATGCTTGATTCTGAAGACCTTGAATACGTTTTATATATGCTTGAAGATACAGATGATGAAGAAGAAATTGAAGAAAGAATTACACCAAGATTTCAAGCTAAAAATAGAAATAAAAAGAAAAACAAAAGATTCAAATTATCAAAAGCTAAATTTAGAGCTGGTAAAGCAATGAGAAAAAAAGAAGCTAGAAAGAAAAGAGCTTCAAGAAGAAAAAATTATAGACGTAATAAAGTTAAAATTAAGAAGTACGCTAAGACATACAACAAAGCAGTTAGAACAGGTAAACATATTAAAAAAATTAGAAGATAATTCAGAAAGGTACTATTTGGACTCTAACAATATTGTACTAAAACAAATTAAAGCAGATATGTATAACATTCAGGTAGCGTTAAATTCGCTACCTAAATGCAATAAAACTAGATATACTATAACTGAGAACTACATAAGACAAACAATCAAAGATATCAGAAGACAAAAAGACTTCATAAGCGATACATTATACCAGAAACATTTTAGACATCACGCTGCTTTATTTGAAGTAGAACACTCTGATATTGAACAGATGAACATCACTGATATAACATCTTATTTTGGGTTTATCGATTAACCTGAAGTAAAATGTTCAGGTAACTCAAACGAACCAAATGCATCATACATACTCTCATCATGCATAACAGGTTCATCAAATCCTTCATATGTAATGCCCTCGTTATGTTGAATAATTTCAGGTGCACAGTCAAAACTACCAATTGTAATTAATTCCGTTATATTAACTGGATCCCTATCTACTAACTCAGACTTTATAGACTCTGCTACTTTAGCCATATCGGTGAAGTTTTTAACGTTATTGAATAATGTAAATACTAATGCTAACCCCATAACGCAGTCATCTTTAGCCCCTGAGTCAGCTTGATACTTCCCGTTTATTAGAATGAAAGTGAATAGTTGTTTAATTGTATCTGCGTCATTAATAATAAGATTACCATTTTCAAGGAATGTTTTTAATGTTTTAAGTATCTGATTTCTTGTTTTTTTATTTGTTCTGGTACCAGAATATTTTTTACGAGCTTTAACATTGTTCTTAATATTTTCACTAACATCATAGTGGATGTTATCATAATCATATGTAAGTACCATCTGGTCTGAGACGCTCGTACCAGCACCTTCATTATTCTCAATAATTAAGTACGGGTTACCATACATCCTACACCAATCATCTAAGTATCCCGGCATTAGTAAGTAATCTATGTCTAAGTTAGCTGTTGCTACTTGGACAAATTTTAATCCTGTTATATCGATAAAATTCACAACGAAACCATCTACGCCATCTTTAGCTGGATCAACTGTACAAATATACTGGTTACCCTTTATGTACTTATGATATATTCTTAACTTACCATCTACAATATCAATAGGTTCCATAGCTTTTAGTGTTTTAAGGATGTGGGCTGATATTAGTGTGTAACTTGACCCTGTAAAGTTATTGGCATATGCTTGATTGAAAAATACTTCACCTTTAGCCGCTATAACTTCACCCCTGAACTGCTCTGGTGGTTTTGGTGACCCATCAGTATTCCACCTAGGTACCTTTCGCCAGTCAGTGTTATAGGCTATAGAACCATTAGAACCTATTTTTCGTTTTAAGTATTTGATGTTATACATATTGTTGATTTTTTCAATACTTAATATTTCTTTTGGTTTTAAAATATCATCAGAGTTATAGTGATTTTCAACTGTATCGGAGTATATTATTTTATCAGACGTGACTAATTCTTGTACTTCTTGAAGTCCTTCATCAACTGCATTGGTATATAATTCATAGAAGTGATTTAATCCATTAGCAGTACTAATAAAAATATTCTTCTTCTTAGCTAATGAACTTTGTGATGGTAAAACCGAGTCTAAGTAAGCTTCGAATTTAGTCGTTCCATTATCATTACCGATAATATAAGCAGCTTCGTCAGTCACTGAATAAGTAACTGTATGACCTCTATATGAGTTAGAGTTAGCAGTATCTGAAAGAACCCTGATACCATTCTCAAATGATATAGACGTCATATTCCAAGATTTAACTCCTGGTGTTAACCATATTGGTAACTCAATGAATATATCCTTGGTCTTAGTTAAGAATTCTTTAGCCATGCTGTGTTTTTGAGCCGCAATACCAATATTAACATCTTTCTCAAATAGAATTAAGTGGCTTAGGTATATACTAACTGTGATGCTCTTACCCGACTGCCGGGGTAATAATCCTACAATAGATTCATTTTCATCTTTAATAATACAATCTAAGAATTCTAGTTGGTAATATCGTAAATCAGGATAATCTACACCCTTAGGTGTCTTTATTTTAACGTAATTTTTCATATAATAGTAGATATCGTTTTTACAACGTTCTATTTCTGTTATATGTATAGGGCTTAACGGTATCTTGGTGTTTAGGTTTTTCAGAGTTGGTATATTTTTGTATGATATAGCCTTTCCAAAGGAATCTAAGTAATACCCTTCCTCGTTTTTAGGAATGTCAAGAATATCAAATGCTATTTTTTTACCCTCGTTAGATACTCTTAAAGCATCTAAAAGATCTTGGGTAATGAGATGTTTGTTATTTTTGTAGTGTGTTATAATTTCTTTTGTAAATACTTGTTCTATACTCAAATTGTACCTTATTATAAGTTATAAATATCAACATATTTATATAAAAGGGAGTTAAAAAATGGATATTATTAGTATCGGTTCGTTATGTGCGGTGTTTACAGTATTAATCGCAGGGTTAGTATGTTTCAAAATTAAAGGTTGTGGATTTGAAGTTAAAAAAGCG